TCTAAGCCTATTAAATTACTTCCGTACTTATAATACTTCCGATGTGCAACTCCTGCATCAACTGAAACATCCTCTGTGTTCCTGAACCAAGCCTTTAAAGCATGTGCCAAATGGAATCCACTTTGATAGTCATGGTTGCTCATTGAGTGTACGCAGTCAACAGGTGCAACTTCTCTCAGCATCTCTACGCATTTAACATAGAGCTGCAAAGCTATCTCGTAATGTTCCCACCACTTACCATCGCAGTCTTGTGGTGTTCCTTTTGTTGTAGTGTTATATACATTATCTACATGCAGTATATCGTTTCCTATGCAAAACAATACTCTATCTATTTGAAAGCCTTTTGATTTTTGTATCAAACCTTGCACTCCCTCAATAACTCTAGATACTGCAATAGGAATATTGTAATCTTCTCCTGTTTCCTCTGCGTTTGCGTATTTGCCTATGTGAATATCAGCAGGATTGATGACTAATAAATGCCGACCTGCTTTGTGTTTGATTTTTGGATAGGTTGGTGCATGGTTTTCGATAAATGTATTGAGCCTGCTAAATATGCCCTCTTCATCTATGCCAGAATCTTCCTTTGTAACGACTGAGAACCTAAGCTCTCCACCCATGTTTTGCCAATGCTTGACTGAAACAACGTCTTTTTTGTCAATACCTCGCTCCTGTAAATGTAAATCAAGAGCAGAATTGTCGTTGATGTTTTCTAGGGTGTTTGCTCTGTGCTTTTTAATTAGTTCAATCTCAGCAGGCTTTAGCCTAATTCGATTCCAACCATCTTTTTTCTTTGTCATGCTTTAGAGAATACAGTGAAACATAATGGCAAGATAGCAATAAAACTTAATATAACGTTAAGTTGTGTTAAACCATTTGCTGCCATGTCTGAAACTGCTGCCGTAACTAGCACTCCACTCACTGAACGCTTTGCACTCCACTTCTTTTGACGTTGTCCCTCTTGAAAGACTTCGCTAATCTTTCCGACTGCTTTCGCTATTGCTCTCATCTTTATAAAGCCATTTTAAATAAAAAAATAAACAAACAGGTATTGATAATATCAAAGTTGTAGTTAGTGAACTCATTTAATCTTATCGTATATAAACAAGTTAATGATAGTATCTAATCTTCCAAATACTGCGTTATCTTTTTCCGTTGGTGTAAGGTTAACAACAACCTTAATAAAAGCCAACAAACCGATTGTAAGCTCTCCCCAATTTTGTGCAATAAAATCAATCATAATAAAAGTCTAAACAAATGAAACAAAAAGGTAAATATAAATAATGAGCAATCCCATCATCGTAACGCTTGGTGTAAACTCCCAAGAGTATTCCTGTGTAAAATCCTAAAGATAATTCCCAACTCATTAGTACAACCACATTACTTGCTGAGGCGACTCTGCATCGTCATCAGCATGAATAAAAGATTTAGCTATTCCAATGCGAGTAAATCCTGCTTCAAGCAAGCCTCTTACTATTTGCATTCTCTGATATGAACTCATGCAGGAAATATCAAATGCAGTTCCTCTTAAATGTGCTGAGTTTGGCTTTCCTCCAACTTCCATATTATGTGATTTGCTTCTCCAAGAGCTTGTTATTGTAAATGGTACATCTGCAAACTCTCTTGCCAGATCTAAACGCTCCAAAGACTTCTTATTAATCTTATCAAAGCAATTCTTTCCATCACAGGTAAACTCTTCCTTTATAAAAAATCTAGGATTCATCTCTTGTTAATTTCTTAATGTTATACAACAATGCACTTACAAGCACTAAGATAGTTAAAACTTGCTCAACTCCAATAAATGTAACACCTAAAGCTCCAAAGTTAATTCCATTAAATATGACTGTATCAATCTTTTCGTTCATTGACTTTAATTTTAGCTAAATATGTCTTTAGCTTCTTGATATTCTTTTTCTTTGGCCTGTACCCCATTAATCTATTTTGATGCCCGGATTGTATGCGTTACTTATCGGATCAATATCTGCATTTGAGTTTGAAGAATACTCAGGGAAAGAGCTTGTCTTATAAATCAAATAGTCTATAATTCTTTGCCCATAAAACTCTGCTGAATCCATTTGCTTTCTAATCAACCAATCAACATCATTCTTAGTTGCAGCAGTTCCGTTTTCGCTATTTTTTTGAGTAATCGAACCATTTGCAATCTTGTAAGAAATAAATGGCAATGCTTCTACAATAGCATAATGCACTAAAGCATCTTGTATGTAGTCATCAACTAAAACCTTATATTCTCCTGTCAAAGATGCACCATCAACTCCTGCTATATCATTCTCCAACTTCTCATATAACTTTGTCCCTAAGATAGCTTGTAAATGCTTGTCTTGTGAAATCTTAACGAATGGAAGTAGATACTCCGTATCGATGTTATAATTTAGAGCAGTTGAAGTTTTCAACCTGTCCTGTGATATGAATAAAACTGTTGCCATTATTTAATTTTTTAAACTTCCTCTATTCGGTGTTGTTATCGGTGCAACTGCTTCCGTTCCTTTTTGCTTAACATAAGGATTGTTACCAACTCGCTTCTCATTGTCAAGACCTTTGTTCGGTAAGAACTTTCCTTTTACTTGCTTTCTAAAGTAGATTCGTCTCATCCAACCATGATAGCAGTAAACGCCCCCCTTCCAAGTAAACAAATCGTACGTGCTAGAGCCTTTAGGTGCAAACTGCCCATTTACTCCATCTCTACCCATTTTTTTAATATCCTCGTATCTGAACTCAATACCAGAATTAGCCATCATTATCATTTCAGTACAAAATGGTCTGCTTGGATTCTTAGCTTGTTTAGTTGTAGTCTTTGCGTATGCATAACGAACTTTATACAAACCCTTATCGCCCCATTTAGACTTTTCTCCTGCCTTTGCATCCGAATCATTTGGTTGTCTATCAAAACCCTCAAACTCTTTGTGAAAATCAGGATTTGTTGTGTCGACTAACTCTTCACTCATCAACTCGTATTCATCCTCATCGTTTACCTCTCCGTAAATCTTAAGCTCATCAAGTAATGTTTCAGATTTAGCATCGTCAAGAAATGGTCTATCGTCATGCTTACAAGCACTCATTTTAACACCTGTTTCCTTTTCTCTTGTTTCCTCGTCTAAGTCTGCAATATCATCAGCAAATTCAATCGGTTGTAATGTCTTAAAGTAAACATCTAAGTGAATACCATTAACTGCAAGCACCTCATCTATTGCAGCTATAATAATATTTTGCTTTGGTTTTATAACTGTGTTGTCAAATAACTGAGATGCAACTTTAATCTCCTCTGCATTGTTACCTAGACCTGTTTTATCTTTAATACCAAACAACATTGGAGATGTAACTCTATGCCCTACTAAAATTTTCTTTGTACATTCCTCAGATAAGAACTTGTATTGCTCTGCTGCTTCTGAAATAGGTATTTGGTCAATTGTTGTAGCTTGTTGTTGGTTATCATTAAATGATAAAACAAACTTTTTACCACTTGTGCTTGTAAACTTCTGCGTTATCTTTCTCTCAATAGCATCTTGTTCCTCTTTTGTAGGTGTACCATTGTTAAAGTTTACCATCATGCTTGGAGCAAAACCTTGCTGAATGTTTGTTAAGTGATAGTTTCCTATTTCCTCATCTATTTCAGACCATTGTAAAGAACCTTGATAGTCAACAGGAGAGAAATAAAAGAAGCCCGGAGAGTATGGATGTATTACAAGCACTTGAGATTCGCTTGCTTGACGCTTTCCGTTAAATGCATCTATTCTTATTGGCTTAAACTTGTCTTTTCTAAACTGCGACCAATCGTCTGAGTAATAATATGCTTGTATCTTTCCATCAACTGCCTTTTCTGGTCTTAAGTTCTGTATTGGAATGTGCTTTGCTTTCTTAATTTCAGTCTTGCCCTTGTTCCAAACTACATTAAACGCAGATTGACCTAACAACTTCAAATCCAAAGACACTTTTCGTATATCTTCATCTCTAAAAATTAGCTTCATTTTAGCATAGTCTAATGGTCTTTTGCTTGCATCCGTTGCATCAAGACCTTGACCATAAATCATCTCTCCTATACCTGTAATAATAGCATTGTTAACTGCACTACCATTAAACCTATCTATAAGGAATTGATAGTAGTTGTTATCTCGCCCATATTCTACCCACTCCCTTGCAGGGTTCTCCTCAATCTTTGGAGTAGTATAGGAAGCCATTTGTACTAAATTTATCATGCTGCTTATTCTTCTGTGTTATAGTAAACGTAATTCCTTGCAGTTGGGTTTGCATACTCAGTAAATGTAACTTCACTATCTGCGTCTATTATCATTGTACCCTCCCATCGTAAACCCAATACAACGGCATCTGTTGGACTTGTATTTGAGTTGTTTGTTTGCTCATATACAACAACATTGTAAAATGAGTTTGTCTTTAATGCATCAAATGGAGCTGCGTTTGTTGGTACATCAAATCTTATTGCTCTTTGGGATCTGGCAACAGGAGAAAATGCTCCGTATGTTGCAACTCTTGTTTGGTCATCTATTACACCAATCAAAAAGTAATTACCCTCTGCATCTACACATTGATTGTAAATGTTCAAAGACAATTTATTTACCGCAACACTTTGTAACCAATGCTCCATTTACTTTTTCTTTTTTACTTTGAAAGATTTGTGAACCTCACAACCTCTTTTTTTAGCATACCAATTAGCAAACTGCTCTGCATCTTTGTGCATGTCAAAATACTTTGTAATAGCAATAAAGTCTCCATCTACATGTGTAATTTTGTAAACAGTTTTACTCTTAACTTTAAGTTTATCAAAGTATATCATATTATTGAATCGTCTGAATTATCTCGAATAAATTTAGCTGCTTCCGTTCTTGTCATTAAGCAGTTATTTGGATATTTCTTATCCTTACCTAAATCGAGCAACGCTGAAAGCTCACCACCTACCCAACTTGCTTCGAGTTGTATAATATGATATTTAGCCTTGCCAATTTTAACAATAGGGTTAGAACCAAACTTTCTTTTGTTATACTCTCCAAGCTCTTTAAACGTTGGTTTAATGATACCATTTTGAATACCCTCTTCGTCATATTGTGGTATTCCGTAGGTTTTCATTAACTCTTCTGGAATCAATCCTTTAAAAGTCTTTGTATCAAGAGATAAATAAACGTTTCCTCTCATAATTAATTTGTATGTGCAGATAAACCTGCGTTATAATTGTTTTCTACTTCGTCAGATGTTAATGCTCTGTCGTAAAGTCTTACATCGCTTATTAAGTTTTGATAAAACCTTGTCGTTGTAGTATCTCTTCCAATCCTAACAGGTAAAGATGTATCAACATTAACAGATATTATTGTTGATGAACTTTTTATAGTTGTATCTCGATAAGTCTTTAATGATGTACCCTCTCTTGTTACAACTAAATGATACCAATTTCCAACAGTCATATCATCTGTTCCAAAACTTTTAGTTATTGCTGTACCTGCATTTAACCTAACTTCAAATTTTGTACTACTTGAACCTAAACTTAAACCTGAACCACTTGATGACATACTACCATTACTCACCAAAACATTAAAACCACTACCTTGATTTAAAAAATCATATTTAGCCCAACACTCTAACGTGAAATCTCCTGTACCAAAATCTAAATCAGTATCATCAGCCACTTCAGCATAACCACTTCCGTCTAAATTAAACGAGTTCAATCTATCTCGAACTAGGTTACCGAAGATGTCTTGTGTTGGTATAGTTGGGTTAGGTATAACAGTTGAGTTTAATGTTGCTCCTCCATCTGTTAGCCTGTATGCACCTGCTGAAGAGGATTCTTCTAGTTGCCATCCTACTACATTAAAACCTTTTGAAGATTGAGTTGAGTATTTTATAATACCATTATTTGTAGTTGTTGAAGAAACTGTCTTTGTTTTAGAAACCCTCCATATATTACCACTAACATTGGTTTTCGTATTAGTTCCTCCTGTAACAGCATTACCTAAAACAATTCCAAAATCTCCACTCGAACTACTATTAGTAATATCAGGTTCACTATTATCATCCATAATAACAAAAGCTGATAAAGTATATTCTAAACCTGAAGTAACAGAACCTCCATACCTAAACCTAGTTGATGAATTATCGCCAAATACAGTAGCATTTTTAAATCCAATATAATTCCAAGAATAAGATGCGTAAGTTATATCTCCTGCTGCCGCTTCATTAGATGTAGGTTCACTGTTTAAATACAAATTACTCCCCTTACTCCAATTCATCATACCTAGTTGTGGTATTCTTGGTTGAGCATCAACGTAGTCAGCACCATTAATCAAACCTCCGTGGTCGGATGCGGTTACTTCTCGAACGGAGATGTTTGTTACTGAACCAATAGCATTATTCAAGCTATCTAAAGCAATTCTATTAGTATTTATTGCTTGTATTACCTCAGTATATATACCAATTTCATCTCTAAATGCACCTGCTACACCACCGAACTTAAAGAAAAAACTTCCTTGAGATATGCTAACAACTTCATATGTTATTGAATATGAATTACCTATTGTTGCAAATGTTGTCCCTTGATTTATATCTCCATTTGTAGTTCCATCAGCAATAGCTACACCACCACTAATACTCCAATTTGAATTTTTATTCCAATCAGAATCAGTTGCAAAATCTCCATTCTCAACCTCTTCCTCTTCCAAATTAGTTCCACTATCGTAAGCTACCAATCCATCGCCCTCACTCAAAGCCCAATAAGCCTTTAGATTTGTAACTGCAATCGATGTGCCTGTGTTAGTTGAATCAGTAACTAAGATATTAGGGTTTGCGTAATCAAAAGCAATGTCATCCGTACTCCAATAAGCATTATATATTTGGAAGTCTGATAAACTACCATCAAATCTATTAGCTGTGTTTGTTGTATCAAATCTACCTCCAATAATTGAATTGCCAACTGTGCTTAAATCAATAGAAGAAACAAGAGCTAAAGTAGAACCAGACTTAACACCATTAATATAACACTCAACAGTTGTAGCATTTACTCTAAATACAACACGTTGCCATTGGTTCTGTATAGGTGCTCCAAATTGTTTAAAACCACTATTAAAAAAAGCAAACACTTGCCCACTACCTCCATTAAATAAACCTAAAATAGTTCTCACAGTACCGTCTAAATCCATTATAAACTGATATGCAGTATCTTTAGGGTAAATCCAAAAAGCAAACGTAGCACTTGTGCCTGCCATCTCAAACCCTGTTGTATTTACATATTCAGTTGAGCCATTAAAATCAAGAGCCTTACCTGTAAACAACTCGCCTACATTATTGTTGCCAGATTTGTCTGGTGTGATTTGGGTTAGTTCTTTTACGGATAAAAAAGAAATTTCACAATTTGATGAACTTGAACGTAAAGCTAACTCAGCTGTACTATCTTTTTTTATAAATAATGTTTTTGTACCAACAGTATCAAATTCTGCATAAGTTGTAGCAGTACTTGAATCATAAACATTACAAACTCCATCATCTATAACATCAATAGTAAAAACAATTTTATAAGAAGCCCCATTTACCCAAGATGATATAATACCTAAATTCCCTGTGGAACCTGTATGAGTTGCTAAATTGTTATTAATATTCCACCCTGTACCCTCACTAAATCCTGTGTTACTTTCAAAATTAGTATTAACAACTTCCTCCCTACCTAATGTTTCGCTCGTTTCAAATCCAAGCCACATCTTTAGATTGGTTGTGATAACTTCAGCAGCAGCTAATGCACTACGAAAACTACTTATTGTATTTTGTATAATGTTTACTAACATATAGCCCTATTTTAAAATAAAGCTACTATGTCAGTTGCAGTTGTATCAGTTGCTTTTACATGCGTAACTTGAACAGGTAAAAATGTTCCGTTTGCAATGTTCTTTAATAAGACAGTAGAACCACCTAAAGTGATGACAGTAATATCTCCTCCTGTACCTACAAATAATGCAGCAGGAGAGTTAAAAGATGCTCCTACTATTGCAGTTCCATCGCTTGGTGTTACCGCTAATGCAGTTGCTGCTTGTCTTACTATTGTATTCTGTGGCATAATCTTGTTTTTTAAGTATATTAATAAATAGTAAACTACCTGTTTTGTTTTAGTATAGAGCAAAAAAAACCCTCACATCTCTGCAAGGGTTCTAATATTATATACCAGATCTATGAATCTACAACTGTTATTGTAGCACCTAAACCATCAAATATGGTTGTTGTTCCCGGTTCAACAAAAAGAGCAGATTTACGCTCTCTTGATGTTATCGTCAATGTATAGCCACTCATATCGCCAAGAGCTTTACCCAATGCAACGCTACCACCTGTAACAGTTGCACCATTGTAAGCACCTACTAAGTAACATTGCCCAAATCCATTCGCTTCATTCACATTGTTGTCCTCTGTGAATATTTGAAAGCGACCAGAAGTTAATAAGCGAAGTGCAGAAAGTGCTGCCTTGCTTAAATTTGGTAACATTAATGTAGTTACTTGCTCATAAAATACTGTACCATTGTCCTCAGACACGGTTATAGTTTCAGTATATTCAGAGCTTTGTGGGTTTAAAGCATATTTGAAAACATTTGCAGTACCTGCTACACCTGTAAGTTGACCATCTGCGTCAACTGTGTAAGCTCCAAGTGTATCATGATTAGCAAAGTAAACGTTTCTTAAACCGCCTACTGCTTCTCTACACTCTAAGCCTCTACCATTTGTTAATAAACATGCCATACCTTAACGAATTATGCGTAAAGAACGATGTCTGCACCCGTAGAGAATCCTACACCTGCATTGAACTTCATTACTAGATTAACATTATCTGAACCATCAACCATAGTTTGGTCAAGTAGTTTTACCTCAGTCATATCACCCTCTAAGTCTGTTGCAAAGAACATGTTAGATTTACGACCTGCAATCATTACGTTAGCTGACATACCCGGTGCCCATTTGATTGGAATACCTTCAAAGTTAGATTCAGTAACACCTGCATGGTATTGGTTTAAGTAACCTAAAGCTGCTTGAGCTGAAATGTAAAATTTAAATGCTGCCGTACCCATGTAGATAGCTAAATCATCTTGACCATAAACTGCGTTTGGAATTGCATCTCGAACTTTACCAATCTCTGCTATGATGTTTGCTGCATCTAAAGTTCCTGCTGCTACATCTACTACTGCTGCATCTGCTGCTGCTAAAACTTCAAAACCATCAAACTCGCCACCTGTTGCTGCTGAACCTGCCCAAATCGACTTTTCTACTTGCTGCCCTACTAAAGAACCTGCATAAGAAATTAAGTAAGTAGCAAAGTCAGATTGTAAAGTACCATCTAAACCTGCTCTCATGTTTGCACCTGCCCAAGTTGAAAGCCAATCGTTTTTACACAATGCTCTGTTTACTTGTAAACGCTTTGGAGCAAGAGCTTTCTCAACGTAAGTAACATCTCCTGCACTTGTAAA